GTTTTAGTCAATCATCCTGGGGAACACTATCTCAAGCACCTTTCAGTACACGGTACTGCAGATCGACAGATCTTGCTGTATCAAAACCAGTCTCACCGCCACCTCCGAAGCCACTTCCTGGGCCATTCCTCCACTCGCGATTTGTTGTTGCTGTTGCCTCTGTTGCACCGGCGGTTTATACCTCGTTCACTCTGGACGTATTCCAAGCATCAGCCGAAGGTTGGACGTGCTCAGAGATACCCGGTCAGCCTCAGAATACAAGGTGCGTAGCAACCGGAACCCAAAGTCACGTGTACGTCGCGTTAGCATCAGTGATTCTAGTGACTCTAGTAGTCTCTCTGATCTGGAGTTGTCTCGGCACCGGTCTCATCCTTTGGCGCATTCATTCAGGCCTGAGAGCTATAGCCAACGCCCTCATTCCCCCTCGCAAGCCCAGTCGTCGATTATCCTCCCGCTCGTACCTGTCCACTCCCGAACAAGTCTAGACGATGGAGTCATTCGCTCTCAACCCTCACGGTATCAGGGACCCCACCAGCAATTTGAGGATTGGCTTCAACAAGCACATCTCCTACGACCTGGAGACGTATCCCGAGATACCAACCCCTTCCGTTGACTTTATTCCGGAATGCGTCCCATCCACCGATCGCTACAATGGTGATCCCGTCCCCCTGATCTACGATGGTCGGTTGACCCCAGTTACCGGTCCTCATCACCTATGGGAAATTGACAGTCATGTCGAGTGGCAGACCTGGGGCAATCTCCGTCCATTCTCCCCATTCAGCGTGTGGCCCCCATCCACCCCTAACTGGACCAACAGGAAGGCCATCCACGTGTTCAGCAGTCTGTCACCGTATGCGTATGCCGCTGAGCGCAGCCAAAATCCACTGTCGTATCACTTCCTGAACGATCAGGGTCGTGACTGGGGTCGCTTCTGGGATTTAATTTGGCGATGTGCTCAGACCCGTGGCGCTCGTATCTGCCATGCCAGCACTTCATTCATCTCCTCCATGCTGCGGCTGACTGAGGACCAGCTCTCAAAACTCCCAGCGGCTCGGGACCCAATCGAACTGCTCAATGCTGCTGGCTGGGACGCTCTGGCACTAAACGCCCTACCACCCAATCTGTCCCGCTCACTGATGAGATCCCCTCCAAACCCCTCCGTCGTCGTCTTTGAGTGTCTGACGGATTGGTTTGACGTCATGATTCGTGTTCCATATGACGTCCAACATCCGCTCGGTCTCGGTCTCAACCCGTGCCAATTCTGGACTCACCCCTTTGTCGTTCTGTGCTATCTGCGCTGGAGGCTGTTGGGAGGTGATGACTAGGATGGCGACCGCGACAGTTGAGACCTTGGTCTCGGGGATTTAGTCCCCTGCCGCAGTCGTGACTGTTATTCATC